TTCAAGCAGCAGCTGGTGACATTTTGACATCGGACACGCCGGGCCTCCTTAGCGTTTCGGTGCTCGGACCTGTCTTCCAGGATCTGAACTTCGTGCGCCCTGTCGTTTCGGCTTTTGGGGCAAGGGCCATGCCAAACACGCCAAGCCGCCAGTTCATCCGTCCGACCATCACCACCCACACTTCTGCAGCTGAACAGTCAGGTCAGCTTGACGCAGTTTCGGCCACCACAATGGTTGTCGCTTCAAACACTGTCACCAAGAAAACTGTTGCAGGTCAGGTCACCTTGTCACGCCAAGACATTGACTTCACCGACCCTGCAGCAATGCAAGTGGTGTTGAACGATCTCGCCGGTCAAGTGCTTATCAAGACTGACGACATCGCAGCCGACGCACTCGTTTCAGGTGCAACCGCTTCAGGTTCAACTTGGACTGTCACGGCCGCCGACCCCTCAGGATTGTTCACTGCGCTGTACGACGCCGCTCGAGAAATTGCGGAAGATTCAAACTTCTTCCCAACACACTTGTGCGTGTCACCTGATGTTTGGGAAAAGCTCGGCCGTCAGACCGACGCCGACAAGCGCCCCGTGTTTGGTTACAACGCCAACGGCATGATGACCACCAACTCAATCGGTAACGTCTCTGGTATCCAATACACCAGCATGAACGTTCTCGGTTTGAATGTGGTCGTTGACAACAACTTCGCTTCCGGAACCATGCTCGTGGTTTACGCACCAGGCTTTGAAATCTACGAATCAGGCCCGCAATTGTTGAGCCTTGACAACCCAAGCACCCTTGGCAAGAACCTGAGTATCCACCAGTACTTCGCCACGTTCGTTGCTAAGTCGAGCTTCATTCAGTCAATCACAATCGCCTAACTATCAGTCCGAAAGGCGGTTAGCCGATCATGGCTGTTTATCAAGTCATATTTCACCAGCGTTTAGACAATTACGCTGTTGTCCAAACATTGACCGAACCTGAACTTAATTTGGGTTTGCCGTTCACGCTTGCAGGCTTAGGCCACGGTTTGAACGGCACACACAATGTTTACGCCATACCCGAATACCTGTTTACGGGCGTAACTAGTACTGGCGATCTGACATTTGATTACAACTACCCGATACCTAACCAGGTGTTGTTTTATGATGAAGGCGACGATCTTGACCGTACGGCCGCTATCCCACAAGGCACCCTGACATACACGGAAACCTGCACATGGATTACAGGTACGCAGATTGGCACCTGGCTAGGTATTGCATTAGCAGGCGTAGACGAAACGGCTTTCTTAACTCAATGTGCAAATAGCGCCAACAATTTTATATTTCGCAGACGTCAGGAAAGCGGCTACACGGATTCTTTAACTACTGTTCCCAGCGCCGATGTTGAACTTGCCACGATAATGATGGGTGGCTCGATTTACAGACAGCGTGGCGCCATTGACCAATTTGCAAGTTTCAGCGATATGGGTACAGCTGCAGTTTCGGGACTGTCGCCACTAATCAAACAGTTAGCCGGTATCCCACGGCCAGCGGTTGCCTGATGACTGTTTACACTGACCTGTTCAATGAGGCCATAGACGATTTGGCAACCACCCTTGCCACGATCACTGGCATGCGTGTTGTCTTTGACCCTGAGAAGATCAACCCACCATGCGTGTTTATCGACGCACCCAGTTTTGACGCCTACAACTACAACATCGTTACCATGAATTTTTCGGTAAAAGTAGTGACACTAGGGCCAGGCAATTTGGACGGCTTACGCAACGTTTTAAGCATGTGTGCGCAGGTCCTAGCAAAGAATGTGGCAGTGAAATCTGGGCGCCCTGGCTATGTGCCAATCGGTGGCCAGACTTTCGCCGCTTATGACCTATCCATAGACGTACAAGCACAAGCAGGGTGACCCATGAAATACACAATTATTAGCGACAAAATCGGAACAGTTGGTGCAGAGTTTGTGCCTGGTGCCGGTACAAACATTCAAGCGTTACTAGCTCACGGGTTCATTGAATCTGATGAACCAGCCAGCGACAGCCCAGCCCCAAAATCTGCTAAAACTAAAGCACACACAAAGAAGGATTAACCCATGGCAACTTCGACATACCTTTCAAACCCAGGCGTAATGGTCAACAGCGTTTCTTTGACCGACCAATGCACCAGCGCCACGGTCACCAACATGGCTGAAGCCCTTGAATCAACTGCGTTTGGTTCCACCAGCCGTGTGTTCGTTGCTGGTCTTTACAACCAAGAAATCACGCTTGATTTGTACATGTCCTATGCGGCCACCGAAACGTACGCAACTCTTGCAGCTCTAGTTGGCACCACCACCACGGTGAAAGTTTCAAACACTGTCGCAGGCTTGACCAGTGCCAGCCCCACTGAGCCTAGGTTCGAATTGGTAGGGGCTTATCTAGAATCGCTTCCTGTCATCAACGCAACTATGGGCGAATTAAGCACCATTTCAATCACTTTTAAGGGTGGCGTTCTTACCACCGTTGTTGCCTAATAACCACACAAACAGAAACGGCCCGACATGCAACTAACACTTAGAGTCGACCAGGGCGAAGGCCCAGTCGAAGTAAGCACCAACCTTTTCACCATTGTTTCGTGGGAACGCAAATTCAAACGCAAAGCCAGCGACATGGCCAGCGGTATCGGCATTGAAGATTTGGCGTATCTAGCACACCAGGCATGCCAACAGCACAATGTCACTGTGCCGGTGGTGCTTGACGATTTCATCAAGAAGCTGGTGTTACTTGAAGTAGTCAGTGACGAACCTGACCGCCCTACCGTGCCAGTACCTACCGATTCGCTTTAGCACAACTTTTAGCGGCGACAGGGTACTGGCCACCTGAAGTAGAGTTTGACATTAACGACTTAACAACAGTCATTAAGGTCATCAACGAAAGCCGAAAATAACATGGGCGTTAACACAACTTTGCAAGTTACTGGTGTTAAAGAGGCTGTGAAGTATCTGAACCAGGTACAGCCTGGCTTTAGGAAAACATATATTGCCAACATGAAAGAAGTGGCTAGGCCGATGACCGACGCCATGAAAGCCAATTACGATGACAGCCTTTTCCCTAGTGGCACAAAACGCAATTGGGCGCAACGTGGCACACCAAAATTCCCTTTGACAGCTGCAGGCGCAAGGCGTGGCGTGGCGCTTCGAGTTAACAACAAACAGGGCAAAAGTGCAGCCATATCGGTTATGCAAAAAAACCCTGCTGCCGCAATTTTTGACATTGCTGGCCGTTCTAACAACAATCCTTTAGGCATGGCTTTTAGTACAAAGTTTGGGCGTAGTGCCAGCCGTGTTATCTGGCCTGCTTTTGAGGCAAATATTAACGAAATTATTGGTGGTATTCAAAAGGTTGCCGATGACGTTATGGCTGAAGTAAATAAGAACCTTAAGGTGATCTGATGGCCGCTATATCCATTCCGATAGTCACAGACTTTGACGGTAAAGGTTTAGACCGTGCTGTTAGAGAATTTCAGAAACTAGAAACTGCAGGTCAAAAAGCCCAGTTTGCTATTAGCAAAGCGGCGTTGCCTGCAGCTGCCGCAGTGGGTGTTTTGACCTATGCGGCATTTGACGCAGTTAAAGCATTTGCCGAAGATGAGAAAGCAGCCGTAGCACTAGCTACAACGCTAACCAACGTCACTGGCGCAACTGACAAACAAATCGAATCTATTGAAAAGTTCATAACCAAAACATCGTTTGCAGTAGCCGTTGCCGATGACCAGTTACGACCTGCCCTGGCAACTTTAGTAAGGGCCACTGGTGACGTCACACAAGCCCAAACCCTTTTAAACCTTGCTTTAGATATTTCAGCCGGTACAGGCAAAGACTTAGGCTCTGTCTCTGAAGCATTAGGTAAAGCGTTCAATGGTCAACTAGGACCGTTAAAGAAATTAGCCCCAGCGTTAGCCGATTTAATTGACGATGGCGCTTCGACTGGCGAAGTGTTTAGGGCTTTAAGCGACACATTTGGTGGTCAGGCTGCAGCTGCAGCAGAAACTGCATCAGGCCGTATGGAAGGCTTGAAAATCCGAATGGACGAAGTTAAAGAATCCATTGGTGAAGCAGTCATGCCAATTGTTGAAAAACTTATGCCTGCTTTTGTTTCAATCTCAGATTGGGCTTCAAAGAACACGGGCAAGATTGTTGCTATCGGTACCGCTATTGCAGGTATTGGTGCAG